ACTACGAGATCGCCCGTCGCAACTTCGACGGGAAATTGTTTCTGCAGCGCGCCGCGTGGTCGATGGAGCAGATGCTTGGGCGCACCCGGCGCAGCGAGGCGGACTACGATGCCGACGGCGATCAGCGGGGCTTGGTCGCCATCGCCGACGGGTCCTGGAAGTGGGTCCGCAAATACCTGACGCCCGACTTCGCCGAAGCAATTCGCACCGTCTAGGGTTCCACCCGGGCGGGACCGCCGAGGTCCCGCCCGTCACCATCACCGTTTTTCAAACAAGAGGAGCATGTATGCCTGACCAGCCGAAACAGCCGCCGACCCCGCCCGAGACGGCGTTCACGCTCGACGACTACCAGCAAGCAACCCGCTTCTGGTATAACCAGTCCCTCGCCACGCAGATGGCGCGCATCAACGCCATGATGGGCATCACCGGCGAGGCGGGCGAATTGGCCGACGCCCACAAGAAGATGCTCTTTCACGGTCATCCGCTCAACCTAGAGATTGTCAAACTGGAGCTTGGCGACATCCTGTTCTACGTCTCCTGGTATGCCTGGACCTTCGGACTATCGCTCGACGACGTCGCCCGGGCAAACCTCACCAAGCTGACCATACGTTATCCGCATGGCTTCGACCCAGAACGCAGCCAGAACCGAAAGGACCGACACCCATGACGCCCGACTACCTCGAGATGGCCCGCGAAGCCGTCAAGCGCCACGACAACGACCGAGCAACCGCCCTGGCGGTCCTTGCCCTCGCTGAGGTCGCCCACGCGGCGCTCAAGCCCGCCCAAGCCGACCCGGCGACCCACCACGCGCCCACCGTCGACCTGCGCCTGGGTCTGTCGGTCGCCGACCGGGAGACGGTCAAGCGCCACCTGGACGAAATCGCCGTCCTGGTGGAACCGCACATGCCCTGGTTCACGCTGGCGCGGCTCGGGACGCTGCTCAACGCCATCGGCGGGATTGTCAAACAAGGGACCATTGGCGTCACCGCCCCGCATGCATCTGTCAGTCTTGCTGCAGCAGCGCCAGCCGCCCATTTGCACGTCGACCATGACGCCCTCGATCAGCGACCGGCGCAGCCCATTGTCCGACTCAGCCCGGTTGACCTGCAAGGATTGTCAAACCATGAAAGTTAAACGCCCGCAACTGCTCGCCGCCAAAGCCGCCAAGTCCCTGATCGACGTCCTCGCCCGGTCGTGCCAACGCATCGAGGTCGCCGGGTCCCTGCGCCGCAAAGCGGTCATGGTCGGGGATATCGAATTGGTCGCCATCCCGACGCCGACCCTCAACCTACTCGACGAACCGACGAGAATCACCATGCTCGACCATGCCCTGACCGACCTGGCGGTCCCGTTCGACATCAACGGTCCCGCCCAGAAGCGCTTTTACTTCAACCCGGCGCACCTGGTCAACGGCGAAGGGCATCCCCTCCTCAGCGGCATGACCTTCGTCGTCGACCTATTCATCGTCACGCCCGAAACCTGGGGACCGCAATTCCTGATCCGCACCGGCAGCGCCGACTTCAGCCGCGCAATGGTGACGCCCCGGATGCACCGGGGTCTGTGTCCCGACTACCTACGCTTCAACAAGGGACGCATTATGCACGGCGACACGGCGCTCGACACCCCAGAGGAACGTGACGTCTTTGACATTTTCAACCTGCCCTACATCCCGCCGACCGACCGGGACGCCGACCAAGCCGCGCATCTCTTTCGCACGACCTCGCCCAAGCCCTTAGTGCGGACCTTTGCGGCGACCTGACCGTCGCCGGTTGCCGCATGAGCAACGCCCCGCCCAAGCCCACAGAACGGCTCGAGCGGGGCGTTTTGCCCTCTACGCCTACAAACTATCACGCGGGCGCTACAAGCCCGCCATTTCGCCTTGCTTGCGGGCTTCGTCGACCAAGCGGCGGATCTGTTCGCTGGTCGTGCGCGCCCCGTCCCGGCGCAAGAATTCCAGGTCCGACTGGCGCAACGTCACCCGGACCTGAAAGGTCGGGTCGACGGCGTCCTCGGTCGGCAACGTTCCATCGAGGCGCGGGCGTCCGCGCGGCTTGCGGGTCACGACGCTGCTCCTTCGGCGAGGCGCAAGCCCCAATGGTCGGCGACCCGAACGATGCCGTACAGGAACGCCCCTTCGGCGTCGGGACCCTGGACCGTGAACGTCTTATTGTTGGACGTGATGACCAGTTCCGTCTCCTCGGCGAGGACGATAGCTGTGATCGTGCAACTAATGCCCGCCGTCAACGGCAGCGGCTTCGTTTCGTGGCTGATGACCAAAATCACCGCCGCCCGCCCATTCGTTTCGAAGCCCCGGATGGCGAGACATTCATGCCCGGGTAGAATCTCGAACCTCACCGCCGCCGCCAGCAGCGGTTTCACCTGGGCGCACGCGCGCTCACTCCGGGCGCGCTTGTCGGCTTCGGCTTGGCGTTCCCGTTCCCGCTCTGCCTCGACCGCCGCCCGATGGTCGGCGATTCGCTGTTCCACCGTCTCGCCGTCGGGGAACGCCGCAATGAGGCTCCGGCTAAATTGGCCGCGCGCCCGAAAGGTCTTGTGGGGTTCGCTGTAGTTAGGCCCGAACGTTTCGAGGTCGATTTGCACAATGCCATTCCTCCAGACCTTGCTGATCTGGGCGGGTTGCCACGCGACTCCATCCGGCGTCCCGAAGGGACGTGCGCCCCATCGGTAAAGGACCCATTCGCCCGTCTTGGCTTGGGTCAGGTCCCGGCAGGGGATTCGTTCGGGTTGCGGTTGATCGTTCACGACGCTGCTCCTTTTGGGTTGCAATGCGAAGGGGCGACCAGGTCGGTCGCCCCGGGACGTTACGGGAAGCCTAGAACGGAATTTCTTCGGGCGGGTAAACCCGCTCGACTTCGGCGTCGACCTCGCGGGCGATGGCGTCCAGCGAGGCGAGCAAGCGCCGCACCTTGTCGCGGGCGACGGACAGGTAAATGCTCCGGTCCATCCAGCCTTCGCTCTGCGCCAGGCCGGCCAGGTCGGCGGTCACGTTCGCCGACTGGCGAAGCCATTCCAGGGTCATGACCGGGAACGTCTCTTCGATGGGCGGTCCGACTTCCTGCGCCGGGTCGTAAACCTGGAATTCCTCGTAGCTCATGGCGTAGTTAGGCATCGATCTTCTCCGTCGTGGGTTGGGGTTCGAGTGCGTGCAAAATGGCGGCTGCGTCACCGAGGGCGACACCGAAGAGCGCCGCCGCGTCCTTGTTGAATTGCAGCCCTCGCCAGCTAATGGTATCGGGCGTCCGCACGGCGACCCACAGATGCAGGTCGACGTCGCCCTCGACGCTGACCCGGGTCCTGTTCTCGTGGGCGTACAATTCGATAGTAATGAACGGGTTCTGGTTCCCGTATCGCCACGACCGAAAGACCGAACGGTCAAACTTGACGACCGGCTTCACCTCCCGGAAGGCGAAGATCTCCTCGACGACCGCCAGAACCTCAGCCTGGGCAGCGTCCATTTTTGCCGCTTGCTCGGCGTTTCGTGCAATCGTGCGGTCGATGTCCCGGGCGACTCCGTCGAGGGTGAAGCCCGTCGCGCCGTTGTCTGCCTCCCAACTATTCCCGCCGTTGCGGTAACTTCGGCGAATCGTGCAGCCGTTGTACGTATACTCGCCCGCCGCCGCTCGTTTCATGCCTGTCGGTAAACTTGCCACTTTGAAGCCCCTTTCGCTCTTGGCTGGTCACATCCCGGACTTTTACCGGGCGAGGGGCAAGCCCCTCACGGATACCGTTTAATTTCGCTGTTGAAGTAAGCCGCAAACCGGATGGCGTCGTGCAACGCCTTTGTATGCGCCTCGAGCTTGCTCAGGTCGGGCAACAGGTCCCGGGGTTCGCCCTCGCTGATGCCGCCCATGTTGATGAAATGCTCGGCGAAAGCTCGGCGGGCGAAGCAGCGAACGGCGACGTAATTCTTTGGGTCGGGCTGGCCGAACCCGAAGTCGACCCGCACGCAATGCGGACCGCCCGCGCTGTCGGTTTCGGTCGAAACCGTGAACCCGCCCTCGGGAACAATTCTCGCCAAGACCTCGCGCACGAGCGTCTCCTGTTTGCAGCTAACGGTGACTTCACGGACCTGGGTATGTTGCTTGCGGGTCATGGTGCGGGTTCCTTTGTGGGTTAGAGGTTGGTCGGGATTTGGGTGACGGTGACGGTTGCACGGGTCGCCGTGCCATTTGCCTTGTACAAAGTGACCTGGGCGTCGCAGGACCCGTCCGGGTTGGCTTCTTGCGCCCAAGCGTCGATCTGGGCGTCGCCGTCGTCAACCTTCGTCATCAGGGCTTTGTACGTCATCTTGCGGGTCATGGTGCGGGTCCTTTCGGGTTCGGGTTCGGTTTCGTCCTACGTGTATATAATAGCACATACAAATATGTACAGTCAAATGCGAGTATGTGCAAGCGTATACACAACGGCGGCGGCGCGCTATAATGGAGGGCAAGCCAGATTGGCGGGGTTAGTGGAGGATTTTGGACAAGGAAGGTACACATGGCGGAAGCGCCGCAGAACCCGTTCGTCAACCGCATCGTCGGCTACGGGGTCAAACGGGCATCGGAGTTCATTAAGAACCCGCTGAATCACCGACGACATCCCCAGGTGCAACGGGACGCCATGCGGGCGTCGCTCGGGACCCTGGGCTGGATTGCCGCCGTCATCGAGAACCAGCGCACCGGGCGCTTGATCGACGGTCACGAACGCATCGACCAAGCCCTCGACGGCGACCAGGAGGTTCCCTACCTGATCGTCGACCTGGACGAGGACGAGGAGATGCTCGCCCTGGCGACGTTCGACTACATCACCTACCTGGCGCAAACCGACAAGGACGCCTACGCCGCCCTGATGGCCCGGGTCACGACGACCGACGCCACTCTGCGCGACGTCCTCGACCGACAGGCGAAGTCGGTCGGGCTATTGCTCGACAAGCCCGACACCGACAAGGACGCCGACGCCAAGATGGACGCCGCCGCCGAGTTGCGGGAGATCTGGCAGGTTGCGCCCGGGCAATTGTGGCATCTGGGACCGCACCGTCTCCTCTGTGGCGATGCGGGCATCCGCACCGACATGGAACGCCTGATGGGTGACGACCGCTTCGCCTGTGTCTGGACTGACCCGCCTTACGGCGTGAATTACGTCGGCAAGACGAAGGACGCCCTCACCATCCAAAACGACGCCTTCGAGAACCTCGACGCGCTCGGGGCGTTCCTTTTTCAAACATTCAAGCTGGCAGCATCCTTCGCCGTCCCGTCAGCGCCGTTCTACATGACCGCCCCGCCGGGACCGAACCTGTTCGCCTTCGGGGACGCCCTACGCCAAGCCCAATGGCGGGTCCAACAAATCCTGACCTGGGTCAAAGACTCGATGGTCCTGGGGCATTCGGACTACCACTACCGACACGAAGCGATCCTTTACGGTTATCTGCCCGGTCCCAACTTCCCGGGACGCGGGCGCAGCCCCTCGTTCTGGTACGGCGACAACGCCCAAACCTCGATCTTCGAGGTCGACCGCCCCAAAGCCTCCGAACATCACCCCACGATGAAGCCCGTCGACCTGGTGACGGCGATGCTTCGCAACAGCACCCGCCCCGGCGACATCGTCTTTGAACCGTTCTCGGGGTCCGGCACGACCCTGCTGGCTTGCGAACAGTTGAACCGCCAATGTCGGGCGATGGAGGTCGATGCCCGCTTCGTCGCCGTCGCCCTGCAACGCTACGCCGATGCGACCGGCGACCGCCCGGTCCTGGCGCAGCATTTTCAACCATCGCCCGCCGCCGCCCCTCGCCCTGACACGGACCTTTCCGGCGACCTGCGGGTCCCGATGGGCGTCCTCGTTCCCGGACCCGAAAGGCTACACTAATGGGACGGAAAGCGATCCTCGACGTCAACCCGGAAATCACCAAGCGACTCTGCGAGATTCTGTCCCTGGGTAACTACATCGAAGCCGCGTGCGCCTACGTCGGCATCTCGGAAACGTCCTACTATGCCTGGGTGCAACGGGGCGAGAAGGACCTCAAGGCGGGCAAGGAGTCGAGTTTTACGGAGTTCGTGAAGGCAACTAAAAAAGCACGCGCCGAAGCCGAGGTCGTCTCGGTCGCCCGCATTCGTGACGCCGCCTCCAGTGGCGAATGGCAAGCCGACGCCTGGTTTCTGGAACGTTCCTTCCCCGACCGATGGGGTCGCCGCCGCCAGGACCTGCACGTCGACAGCAACCAGCCCGCCGTGATTATCAACATCGATATATGAGTCGACGCCGCAAGGCGGACGCCCCGGGAACCGTCACATACGACTTCTCGAAGCTCTGCGGTTTCACCGCCAAGCAGTTGACGGCGACCCAGGTCGCCGACCGCCATCGCTATACCCTGTTCGGCGGGTCCCGAGGACCGGGCAAATCCTACTGGCTTCGCTGGTATATGTTGCGGTTGCTCTTCATCTATTTTCAACACAGGAAGCGCGAGAACGTGCGCGTTATGTTGGGGTGCGAGGACTACCCGACTCTCTACGAGCGGCAGATCGTGAAGATCATCGCCGAGTTTCCGAGCGACGTCGGGACCTATTGGCCTTCCAAGACCGAGTTTCGCCTTGCGCCCCGCTTCGGCAGCGGGGTCCTGGCGCTACGTAACCTGTTGGAACCCGACCGTTACCAATCCGCCGAGTTCGCCGCCATCGGCATCGACGAGTTGACCAAGAACCCGGAAACGACCTTCAACACCCTGCGCGGGTCGTTGCGTTGGGCGGGCATCCCGGACACCCGCTTCGTCGCCGCAACCAATCCCGAGGCGAATTGGGTCCGACGTTACTGGATCGAGCGGGACTTTCCCGAGGCACTACGCCCGGACGCCGACCAGTTCGCCTTTGTCCCGGCGCTCCCGGACGATAACCCGCATCTGGACCCGTCCTATTGGCGCATGCTCGAAACGTTGCCCTCCGAGGCGATGCGCCAAGCATGGCGCTACGGGGACTGGTACGCCGCCGCCGAAGGGCGGGTCTATGGCGAGTTCAACGCCGCCAACCTGACCGAGGATGAACCCGACCCGGACCTGCCCATCGAGGTCGCCATCGATGACGGCTATTTCCCGGACCCACGCGCAACGCTCTTCATCCAAAAGCGGGCGGACGGGTCGGTCCTGGTCTTTGCCGAGCTATACGAGCGCCAGGTCCTGGAGGAGTCGACCATTGAACACATCAAGGACTACGTCGAAGCGTTGAACGCAACGCTTTATCAAACCTCCCTGATCGACCTGGTCGACGCCGTCGTCAAGCCCGAAGGCGAAAGCGTCCTGGACGTTCTGGACGTTGCGCCCGGGTTCTACCGGATGCCGCAGATGGCGATTGTGTCCCACGAGGCGATTCAATTGCGGCATCGGTTGACCGCCGCCGGGATTCCCGCCCGCAACTGGATGGGCGTCAAGCGTCCCGCCGGGACGAGCAGCATGCGCCTCGCCGCCATCAACTTGACCCGGCGCATGATCTGCGACGGAAAGGGCGTCCGCCGCATCTTCGTTCACACCCGCTGTCGCAACCTGCGCGACGAAATCACGGCGGGCTACAAATATCCGGACGGCGAGAATTCGCCCTCGGCGATGCCTGCCGACGGCAATGATCACGCCTGCAACGCCCTGGAGTCGTGGGTCTGGTATCGGTTGGGAGGGGCAGCCATGTCGGCGGAAAGCATGGTCGACTTCCCGGAAACATAGGAGGGACTTTTTCAATGTCTGCCCAGGAGTTGGTCACGTTCATCGCCCTGATCGACCCGGAAACCCATCACAAGATCGGGCGCTATTGCCCGTCGACGGGCGACCTGGTCATTTTTAAGCGCCAGCGGGACGCCCGGTTCAACCTACACCGGCTCACCGCCGCCGTTAAAATTGACACGACCCCTTGCGACTCGCAAGGGGCTATGCTAGAATCCGAGTAAACATCATCTTGTGGCGCAAACCGGCGCACCCTTTTTCCTGGGTGCGCCTTTTTTTTGTTCGTGGGGATGACCGATGACCCTAATTGACCGCATCGCCGCGATGCTTGGCTACACCAAAGCGCAGCGTAAGCCCCTGCCGCCGACCTGGATGTCGCAGACCGCCGACTACCTGGACACCGAACCGCCCGCCGACCTGGAAGTTCACTATGACCTGTACGAAAAGCTCTCCTGGCTGCAGGTCGCCATTGGACGGGTCGCCGACACGGCGGCTTCGGCCAAGTTCGAGGTTTTCAAACATAGCAAGGAGAAGGAGTCGGCCATTCAAGCCCACGACTTCGAGAAATTGCTTCAGAACCCGAACCCCGACACCGACCGTCACCAACTAATGCATGGGACGTTTCTCTACCTCAGCCTCGGGGCAGCGGCTTGGTGGCTCAACCGCAGCGGTCCCGACGTCCCGCCCGATGAGATTTGGCTCATCCCGCCGCACCAACTGCGCGCCGTTCCCGACGAACGCATGTCGGTCCGGGGCTACCTCTACAACCCCGGCGACGGGCGGGAGATTCCCCTGGAACCCTGGGAGGTTGTCCACTTCCGCAAGTTCAACCCCAAATCCCGCTACATCGGCCTCCCAACCGCCCGCGCCGTCGACCAGATTTCCCAGGGCGAC